TTATGAACATACAACGCATTTGGTATAAAACATATACATTTATCCCAGATTTATTTAGAGAGATTAGATATGGATTTCAGCGAGCACATAGGGGTTATTCTGATCGTGATTGTTGGGCAATAGATGAATTTTTGGCAGATATTTTACCTAAAATGATAAGGCAACTATCTAAATATCATGGTGGATGTCCAATTGGTGTATATGACAAAAAGAAGAAAGGCAATGAGTGTCATCAATGGGAAAAAATCTTAATAGAGATGGCTGAAGGATTTGAGGCTGCTAGAAGCCTTAATGATCTAGATTTCTATGAAAAGGGCAAAGCTGGGTGGGAAAAAAGGAGAAAAAAACTTTTTGATAAATTTAATAAAGGGATGGCTTTATTTGTAAAATACTATTTTGGTCTCTGGGATTAATAGAGATTAATAAAAAAAATAAGGATAAATTTATGGAAAAAGAAATTATAATAAGATTTTGGAGAATTGCTTACATCAAAGTTTTTGATGAAAGTGGTTATGTTATCCAAGATAAAAATCATCCTATTTGTTTTCGAGACAAAAAAGCAGTTTGGGAAGCACATAAGATAGTTGGTAATTTTTATTATTTAATATTAGATTCTTATGTTAAATCATAAACAAAAAGTAAAATTAGCTCGTAGAATACGAACTTCCGAGGAAGAACATGACAGAGTATCAATTTTTGATACTGTTTGTTGGAATACTCATAGAAAAGCAATAATAAAAAAAGTAGTAAGTCGAAATAAACAAAGGAAAAAGAAATAAGTTGTGGATAACTTGTGGATAAGTAGTCTTGACAAAAAGCCAAAAATATGTTATAATGTATAATAGCAGGGTAGAGCAGGGGAAGCTCGCTATGTTCATAACTTAGAGGTCGGCGGTTCGAATCCGTCCCCTGCCATAATGGGCAAGTAGTGACAGGCTCGCTATTTAGGTAGTTGTTATATAAATAACCTTAGGTCAATGTTTATATATGTAGAGTGCAAATCTCTACCTTGCCCGCCAAAACATTTAATTAAGATTAATGTAAATTTTATGACCAAAAAAGAGATGAGTAAAAAAATAGAAGCAGTTGCGTTGTTGTTTAATATTAAAACAGATTCTTTTGGAGAAATGGAATCTGGGGAGTTAGATAATATTTGGAGGGTTATTACAGCATTAGCTAGTGAAATGGGTTATCAGGTTAACACATATCAAGGAACACTTATTAAGATAAAGAAATAATTTTTAGCTATTTGGCTAGGTTTGAAAATCAAACCAATGCTCCAGTTAGGAGTTCTGGATTAACAAAAACTCTTTGAACTGAAATTTGTTACGGGGATGAAAATCCTGTCTCGTCCACCAGATTATTAATTAAATAAATAAGTTATGAAAAAACAAAAGAAAATTAAACCACAAAAACCACTTGTAATTATCAAAAGAGTAATAGACGAAGTCAAGGATACTTTCAATCTTTATGAATATTTTGGGATAGACGATGAGCCTATAAGCGAAGAAGAAAAAATTAAGTTTGTGTATGAAACTTGGGAGGCAATAGAATTTAGGCACGATTTTATTAAGGCTTTATTTGGAGAACATTATCCTACAGGAAAACTTGAAGAATGGAAATTCTGCGATAAATGTAAAAAAATGATTGTTTATAAAGATGGTGGAGAGGATAGTGATAAGATTAATATTAATGATTTTATTTATTGTCCAAAATGTGCGACAAAGACCTCTTATCATGTCCAAAAAGTAATGTACCATGATATATATATTCATAGATTGCGCGATAGTGTTACTATTGAAAATAAGGACAGAAGACTTCAGTATATAGGCCAGACATTGAATTTAAAGGAAGAGAATAAAAAAGTTGATGACAGATTAGATAAAAAAGTAAAAGAATTAGTTGCGAAAAATAAATGAGAATAAAGAAAATAAATTGTAGTTTTTGTGATGAGTTATATTTTATATATGATTGTAGCGAGAAACAGTTATTAAAATATATTGAGAAAGATTCTGGCGATAGATATGCTGAAAAGAAATTTGATGGTATAACATTTGGATATAAAAAAGATGGAATAAAGAAAATTGTTTTTTGGGTCAAAAATAAAAAAGATAAAAAAGAAATAAATAAAGTATTAAATCACGAGGTTGGGCATTCTTTGATTTATGTTTTTGAATACATAGGGGTAAATATAGATGGAAATACAGATGAAATATTTTTATATGCCCAAGAAGATATTGTAGAACAAGCTGAAAATTTTATTAATAAATTTAAATAAAAAATTTATGAAGACATTAAGCACACAAAAAAAGTATTTGATTGCAATATATTACTTTTTTAAGGGTATTGCACCAAAAGACATTCCTACTATGGATGATATGAAGTTAATATTTGATACCATACTTCCAAAATTAAAGGAATTGGTACAAGACATAATCTCTCTCCAAGATAAATCTGATGAACTTTTTAAAGCCTATAACAGATTATCAAAAGAAGAACAGAAAGAGCAAAAGAATGAATATGACGCAAAATTATTTGTAGTTACTAGTAAATCAATAGAGATTAATGAGAAAAGTTCTGAAGATATACTAGAAATTGAGTTAGAGAACAAGGACTTTGGAACTATGTTTGACATTCTTAAAAAGAATATTAAAACAATATTTAAGACTTGTGAAGATACGGTTATATTTGATAGACATTTAGATGAAAGTAATGGTAAGCCAAAAGTTGTAGCTGAAATAGAACCTAAGGAAAAAATCAAAGAAACAATTAAAATGGTTGAAGAAACTCAAAAGGCAGAGGAGCTTAAAAAATAAATGAAATATTTTGCATTAAAAGATATTACCCTTACTAGTGGTGGATTTATAAATAAAGGGAGTATTTTTCAATCTGACCAAACATATCTTTCTGATATGGCTATTCAGCTTGATGAATTTGCACAAGTTGAGCAAGTTCAGCTAAAGCAATCAAAGCGAATTCAGCAAGAGATAGATTATAGTAAAATAGATTTACCAGATATAGTAATTCCACACCATAATCGTTGGGATTTAATAGGAAAGTGTCTGAAAGCAATCCCGATGCAATTCAAGGTATTTGTAGTGAGAGGAATGACATTTTCGGGGGCTTGTAATGCTGGAGCCAAGTTAAGTAAATCAAAAAGAATTATTTTTCTTAACGATGATGCAATAGTGAATAATGAAGCATTATGGGAAATGATAAGTAATAAGGCTGATATTGTTGGTGGAAGTTTTAGTTATCCACGTGTTAATGGCATAGTCAGGGGAATAAATATTAAGTGGTCTAAAGGGCAGTTCTGGAATGGATTATCTTTTAATATAAAGGACAATTCTATTCCTTCTGGTGCTTTTTTTATGATTAAGAGAAAACAGTTTGATTTGCTTGGCGGATTTAATGAAGAATATAAAAATGGTTATGAGGATTTAGAGTTATTCTTTAAGGCAAAAAAGGCAGGGTTGAAGTTCGATTACATTGAAACACCAATAATCCATTATGAAGCTCAAAGTGATGGTCGTTATGATAACACTGACAAAAATGTTCGGTTATTAAGAAAGAATTTTTCTTTCACTGAAGAGGCAGAGATATTAGGTTATGATTTTCCTTTAATTTCTGTATTAACTACGAAAAGGGAAACCGATAAAATTATGTTTCCTGAGAGCCTAAAAAATCAGACATATCCAAACATTGAGTGGATAGTAATGGAAGATAAATATAAGAAAGGTGTTAACTATTTAAGAAATAAGTTAGTTAAAAAAGCGAAAGGGGATTACATATTTTGGTTCGATAATGATTTGAAATTAGAGGAAGATTATCTTTTTAATCTAATGACGGTTCTTCAGCAAAATCCTAATTGTGATTATGCCTATAGTGATTACAGAAGAGAAGGGGTAATAACAGGAGTATCTAAGGCAAAGCCGTTTAGTTATCAGTTTCTTAAGGAAACAAATTATATTTCTGGGTGTTCTTTAATTAGAAAGAGTATATTTCCTGAATTAGATACAAGCATAGAAAGACTACAGGATTGGGATTGGTGGTTAGAATTAGCAGAGAAAGGATATTATGGGGTTTATGTTCCTGAAACATTTTTTACTGCTTATTATAATAAAAACAGCATATCAGCTAAAAATATAGGTAATTCAACATTTTACAAACAAGTCCAAATTATTAAAGATAAACACAAGAGAAAGAAAATACCTTTTAGGATATATTTTAGTAAAGGAATGGCTTTATTTGGTAATAATGCGAAAATGTTATGGAATAGTGATGATTTTGATTATAAATCTCCTACATTATTTATTGGTTTTTATTTAGAAGAAGATATAGAGGCGCTTGAAAATCACAATGGCAAAAAGGCTATATTCTGGAATGGTGGCGATGTTATTGGTTTAAAAAAGAACCCCAAACTTCAGAAATTAGTAAAGGGAATATCAAAACAAGCTACTCATAATAAATTATTACAGAAAGAACTTTTTAAATTGGGAATTAATACAGAGATTAGACCAATATTTTTTAAGAATATAGCGAATTATCAGAGTAGTTTTAGTCAAGGAAATAATGTGTATTTAACTGCTCATTCTAATAGGGAAAAAGAATATGGAGTTAATATTATATTAAAAATTGCTCCGAAAATACCTAATGTAAATTTCCATATTTATGGAGTAGATGGGCAATCTGAATATAATGTTATTTATCATGGAGATGTGTCTGAATCTCAAATGGACGCAGAGATTAGGGGCTTTCAGGGGGCGATAAGGCTAAATATACACGATGGTTGTTCTCAAACAGTTTTGAAATCTATTCTTTATGGGCAGTATCCAATCACTTATCTTCCCTATAAGCATATTGACCAGTATAAGACTGAAAAGGAATTGATTTCACTTATTAAAGAAATTCCCAACAAGAAACTCCCAAATAAAATAGCAAGGGATTATTGGGTAAATAATTTAAATAACTTTGATTGGTTATGGAAACAAAAGTAAGAGATTCAATCTTTATTATAACTGAACCTAAAGAACATCAACAAAAATGTCTTCTTACTGGTCATTATTATGAAGAACAGATGTTAGACTTTATTCAGCAGAATTATTTTGTTAAAGGTTTGACTGATAAAAGAAAAGGAACTTTTGTAGATATTGGGGCTTGTATAGGAAATCACACTTTATTTTTCTCTAAAATAGCAGATAAGGTTATAGCTTTTGAGCCAGTTGAGGCAAATTATCAACTTCTTTTGGCTAATATTAAAAGAAATAATCTTGAAAATGTTGAAACTTATAAAGTAGCATTGGGAAATGCTTCGGGGAAAATAGATATTTTTACTTTTGGGAAAATAGATGTTTTGGCCTCTATTCAGGCAAAAAGGGCTGGGCAAGAAAAGCAACGAATTGATATTGAGAAATTAGATAATTATTGTCTTGATAATGTTGATTTAATTAAAATAGATGTTGAAGGTTATAATATTCCTGTTTTAACTGGTGCTATTGAGACACTTAAGAAAAATAAACCAAATATTTTTATTGAGTTAAATCCAATTGGCGAGTTAGTTAAGGCGGAAAAGTTTCTATTGCCATTAGGTTATAAATTATATCCAAAAGTATTTAACGCTACGCCAACTTATTTATTTTATATATGAAAATATTAGTTATTACAATTATATGTTTGGTAAATTTATTGGTTTAATTAATATTAAAAATGAAAAAAGTATTAATTACAATATGTTATCATATTGGAAAAAAATCTAAAAGATTTAGAAAATGGTATTATAAGAAATTTAATAATACTTATTTATGGGGAATTACTCATTTTTTAATAGATAAATTTAATATAATATGCGAAGGTAAATGTTCACTGACGGAAGAAGAATTTAATAAATTTTTAAACGATTTTAAATAATGAAAAAAGTATTGATAATTCCATCTAATATTAAGGCTGAAGCAATTTTGTATTACAGGGCTACACAACCTGCCACATTTTTGAATGCTAATAAATATGCTGATGTAAAATTTTTAACTAAATTTCCTAATGATAAAGGACGAATAGATTTATCTGCTTTTGCTTGGGCTGACACAATAATAACACAGCGTTTTTATTCTGACAATGATTTTTTAAAGTTTTTAAGAAAGGGATATGATTTATTTAAAGGTAAAAAGATTTATGAAACTGATGATTTGGTTTGGAATGTTCCTTATAAACCTATAAGGAAAGAGTATGAAAAAACAAAAGATTTTACAGAGAAATTAATTCAAGAAGCAGATATTATTACTTGTACTACAGAATATTTAAAACAAGAGATATTAAAGAAACGACAGCGATGTCGTGTAGATGTTATTCCTAATTCAGTTGATAATGGTATGTGGTTGTGGGAACGACCACATTATAGTAGAACTAGAATACTTTATGCTGCTGGTGGAACTCATTGGAAAGAGGTTACATTTATTAAGAAAATTATAAAACAAATAAAAAAGAAACATGATGTAGAAACTATTTTACTTTCTCCATATTTTAAAGAAAAGGAAGGTAAAATTTGGGACCATGTTTATAGCTTTGTTCCATTTAAGAATTTTCCAGAGTTTATGACACATATAGCTCCTGATATAGGATTAGCACCTATTGTTGATAAAAGTCCATTTAATTTATCGAAATCAAATATAAAATACCTTGATTTTTCAATGGCAGGTGCAGCGAGCGTTTTAGAGGATTGTGCTTGTTTTGATAATGTTGATAGTGCTATAAAAGTTAATGGAATTAAAGAATGGGTCGCAGGTATAGAAAAATTGTTGGATAAAAAGGTGAGGGATAAATTACTAAAAGATGCAAAAGAAGAAATTTGGAGAAAATTTGACATTCACAAAACTGTTAGTTTATGGCGGACAGCAATCAGAGAATAGCATTGGCATTAGGTTATTGCAAAAAGCAGAAAAGAATATTGTAATAAAATCACATATGTTTAAAATAAAAGGGATGTCCCCTGATGATATTGCTCAAGAATTAAGAATAAAAGTGTGGAATGTTAGAAATAAATACAAACCAAACAAAAGTTCAATGATTACTTTTGTCAATTTTGTAGTTAAAAATTGTTTAAAAGATTTGTTCAAATCAAGCCAAAGTAAAAAACAATTTCTTAATAAAGCGATTTCTCTTGAATTCTTTGGAAAGAAATAAATAAATTAAGTTCATATCTCAATATCTTATTAGAAATAGTAGGATATTTTTTGTTTTAGTATGTGGATAGAATGTGGATAAAATGGGGATAACAGAACATTTGAAATGAGATTCGTAAGAACATATGGATATAAATAGAATAAAATATATAATTATATTTTATCTGTTGTATTTTTGGGAAAAATCCTCATTTAAGGTCTGGCATCCTTGACCCTATTACCCCAATAAACAGGGGTGTCGGGGATTTTCCCATATAGTAAATTATGCCAAAAAATATGAATTCTAAAAATAGAACAGTAAAAATTGATAATGAAAAAATTACTCTTCCACAAGCATCTGGCGAAATGAAGTTTTGGCAGTTTATGGGTAAAGGACTTGACAAAAAAGAGGCATATATTAAATCTCATCCAAAGTGTAATCCCAAATGGGCTGCGACTTATGCTCTTAAACTTTATAAAAAAAAGAAATTTCAACCAATAAAAGATAGTTTGTGGAAACAATTTCAAAATGATGCTCAAGGCGCTTATGATATACAAAAAGATATTATGAATTCTGTGGCTAATAAACCAGAATTAAGGAATACTATCGCTGACAAATTACTTGATAGAGCTGGATTTAGCCCTGTAGCAAAGACAGCCCAATTAAAAATGGTCAAAAATTTAGATAATCCATTGCTTGAGAAATCTACTGAAGAGCTTCAAAGATTATCGGAAGAAACTACATTTCAATTAAAAATGGCACAGAAAGAAATTGCTAAATTAAATTCTGGCAAAAGTAATGTTATTGAGGGAGAAATAGAAAATGAATGATATTTTAGAACAAAGTGATGTTGAAAAAAAGATAACAGAGCTAAACAATAAGTTTGATAGATTAAAAAAAGAACAATTATCTGTTATTAAAGAGCAAATAAGGAGACGAGGATTAGTTGATTTGATTTTCTTAAGCGAAGAAATACTTGGAGCTTGGAATTTAGGAAAAATACACAAGGAGTGGGCATTAGTGATTGACAAATTTTGGAAAGATAAAAATAGCGACTTATTGCTGTTCTTGGTAAGTAGGGGATTCCTAAAATCCAGTTTGATTACAGCTAATTGGATAATTCAAAGAATTTTAGAAAATCCAAACATTCGTGTTCTTATTGCAAATGAAAAAGAAGATAATGCCAAAAAATTTTTAGGCATTATTAGAAATCAATTTGAAAATAATAAAATGTTACATTATGTTTATGGAGACTTCACATCGAAGATTTCAAAGTGGACCGAACATGAATTTACTGTTGGAAATAGAACCAAAACACTAAAAGAACCAACCGTAATGATAGGAAGCATTGACAAAAGTCCTGTATCGCTTCATGTTGACTTGATAATAGAAGATGACCTTCAATCTCGTATAAATACTCAAACAAAAGCACAAATTGACAAAGTACACCAATATCATCGAGATTTATTATCATTGTTAGAGCCAGGAGGCAAAAGATGTGTGGTTGCAACTCGTTGGGATTTTGACGATGTTTATTCAAGAATAATAAGGTCTTTTGATGAGAATGATATAATTAATGGTGAACCAGCTACAGAAGAATTTAAAAAGAAATTTATATGAAATATGCATATATTTCCTCTTGTTGGGACAAAAACCATGAATCTATTTATCCCGAAAAGTTTTCAACTGAACTACTTAATGCCATAAGGAAAGAGATTGGTTCTGCTGATTTTGCCCAGCTTTACGAAAATAAACCTGTATCATCTGAAGATGCTCCATTCAAGAAAGAGGACTTTAGATATTTTGAAAAATTAGACAAAGACACTGCTACCAGAACTTTTATGGCAATAGATTTAGGGGGAAAAGATGAGGCAACAAGTACTCCTACTGGTATGGTTGTTGTAGATGTTGATAAAGACAGTAATTGGTATGTTCAACACGCGCAAGCAATTTATAAAGATTTGCCAGATATAATAAGAGAAATATTTAGATTATATAATATTTGGAAGCCTAAAAAAATAGGAGTAGAAAAAGAAAAATATTCAATTGCTCTTATGCCATTTTTGAAGGTAGAAGAGAAAGAAAGAAATACTATACTCCCAATAGAAGAATTAAAATTGAAAATAAATGATAGGATAGCCAAAAAAGATAGAATAATGTCATTACAGCCAAGAATAGAAAGGGGAATGTTATTTATGAAAAAAGAACAAATAGACCTGGAAGACCAGTTAATCCGTTTTCCTAGAGGTAAAGTTGATATAATTGATGCTTTATCAAGAGTATCACAAATTGCACATCCGCCAAAAAGAAGAAATAAATTTTGGAAACGGAAACCACAAAATGACCCAATTTATTTAAAAACTGGAAAAACATATAATGAAATTATAAATAGATAAATATGATTAAAGAAAAAAAACGCAAAAAAAGAAATGTTGTTTCAACAAAAATAACAGAAAACGAAACCTATGAACCAAGTGATGAAGAAATAAAGATACAAGATGATTATAAGGAAAAATTAGTTCTTGCAAAGGATTGGCAAGACAAGATTTATGAAAAATTAATCAGATATTATTTTCTTTATCGTGGACTACAAGAAGAAGAAGAATATCCATGGAGAAATAATATTTGTTTACCAATTGCTTTTTCTACCATTGAAACACTTACTCCAAGAGTTTTGTTAAATCAACCAAAAATTACATTAAAAGGATTAAACGAAGAGGCTAAACAATATGTAGAGCAATCTAAAGCTATATTAGATTATAACTATTTTAATAAAGATTTTCAACTTGAATTAATAGATTGGTTTAAAAGGAATTTTATTTATGGAATTTCTATTTTGAAAGTAATGTTCAGAAAACAAGAAAAATTAACTCCTATTAAAAAATCAATATCTAAATTTAAAAGATTTTTCAGATTAAAAGGAAAAAGTAAAATAAATCAATTTGTTGATATAAAAGCAATTGAGCCATATCATTTTAAAATAGATGACCCACAAAGCAATTATATTAAAAATGCTAATTGGGTTATAAACGATGTCTATTTAACAGAAAAAGAAGTAAAAGATAATCGTGAAGGAATTTACAAGAATCTTAAATTTGTACAAGCCAAAGAAGTTAAAGATGATTTTGCTTCTGCGAAATGGGAAGTAAATCAATTAAGCAATAAGAAGCGTGGCAGAATATTAAAAGAAGGCATAACATCAATTGGTTCTTCTCAAAGTTTTAAGAGACAAAAATTAGTTAAAATTTCAGAGTTGTACATGAAAAGAACAAAGGAATTTCCTTTGGGTCGTTTGAGGGTGTTTGCAAATGATGAAATTTTATTAAGAGATGATATTAATCCATATTGGTATATTGATGGAGAATTTCCATTCGTTGAAATTAAAGACCAACCAGTTCCTGGAGAATTCTATGCTGTTGGTGAAATTGAATCTATTGAAAGTTTAATTTATGAAAAAAATCACATTAGAAATCGTAGGTTAGATAGTTCCGAACAGAGTGCCGACCAAATGTGGTGGGTTAATCCAGAATCAGAAATGGACGAAAATGAATTAGTTATAAGACCTGGTGGAATCATAAATGGAGTTCAGGGAGAAGATTTTGGTCTTTTGGAAAAATCAGAACCATATCTTACTATGTCGGGAGAAGAAAACTTAGTAGAAAATGATATTCAATCAACTATTGGATTTGGTGATGTTTCAAAAGGTAAAGGAGAAAAATATGAAACAGCTACTGGTTTAATGGCTTTAATTAATGAAGCTAATCAAAGATTTGCCGCTAAAATTAAAATAATTGGTGAAATGGGTATTGCTAGATTAAGTAAGATGATATTACAGATGGAGCAATTTGAATCAAGTGGAGATAGAATTGGTAGAATTACAGGAAAAGATGAAGAATTTATTGGTGTAAAGGCTAGCGAAATACATAGTGATTATAATTTTAAGGTCAGTATTGACCCAAATCCTTTAATAAACAAGACTCTTAATGTTGAAACATTAAATAAAGTTTTACAAACATTATCTGCCCAGCCAGAAGGAAAAGGATTTAGCATAGTACAAAAAGCAATAATTAAACAATTAGATGTATTGAGTGATGAAGAAGTTGATAAAGCAATGGGAGAAAAAAATGAATTGGCAGGCACTTTACCTAGAAAATTACAACCCCGTAAAGTTGGTGGTGGAAGTTCAGCAAAAGCGAATGCTGAAGTGATTTCTGGACAAAAGACTGCCGCTCAAGCTCAGCCTACCAGACCTCAAGTTGTCGCTCCAGGTGTAAATTCTATACCAAAGAAAATAAATCGTAAATAATATGAATAAAGAACAACGAGAAAAACATGCTAATGATTTAGAAAATATAATCTCGAAAGGAAGAGCTATACAAGGTTTCGAAAAAACTGATGCTTATAAATTAATAATAGATTGGATAGATAAAGAATCTGATATAAATAAAGTATTAGACGCAAAAAAGGATGATAAAGACGAAAATATTGGTTATTTAAAATTTGGAAGAGCATTAAAAACACAATTAGAAACTTGGAAAAAAATGGCGGACAAAAAACAAATTGAACTTAATAAAATATTAGAAGAAGAGGATGAACATAAAGGGTAATCTAACTAGCAATAAAGTAAAAGGCCTTAAACCTGATAAAGGTTTGAGAATTTCTAGACTTAAAAAAAGAAAAAAATATGCCAATTTTAACAAAAAATAAAGGAGGAGAAGGAAAAAATGAATTTATTTCAAGGTGCATGTCTTCTGATGTTATGAAAAAAGAATTTCCTAAACAAAAACAAAGATTGGCAGTGTGTTATTCTAGACTAAGAGTACATAATAAAATAATTAAAAAATTAACTAAATAATGTATATGAACAAAATATCAAGAACAACTTTCTATATTGGACAAAAAGATGTGGTCTCTAAGGGAACGCCTGTTCAATTGCCCACCCAAGCAGTCACTGATGGAGCTGATATTATAGTAAAAGCCAAAATAGACAACACTGGCACTATTTATATTGGAACTACTTCAGATAATGCCAAAAACGATAGTGGTAATAACTGGACTTTATTGCCTGGCGATTATTTGAAATTATCCTTAACGAATGTAAATAAATTTTGGATAGATGGTGAGGATGGGGAAGGAGTAGAAATTGCGACCGTAACATAAATATAAATTAATATAAATATTATGAAAAAAACAAATTTATTAAGAGTAATTCTTGTTAGCTTTTTAGCTTTAATTATTACTACTACATTAGTTTCTGCCCAATCTTCTGGTGGTTATAGCTATCTTAAAAAAAGTGGAGTAGGTCTTGTTCCTAAAGTTGCAACGTGGGAACTTGGAACTGCTGCATTAGAATGGGCAAAAGGTTATTTTACTGCTATAAAAGCTGGTTCTATAGAAACAGACACTGTTATCATTAATAGTGCTTCAGAAGGAACTCTAACTATTGATATTGATACTGATGACATCTCTTTTGATATAGATAGTGAAGCTACTTCAGCTACAGGCATTAGAGCTGACTTTCAGAATACTTCTGGTGATTTATTAAATCTGGGAGTAAATAGTTCAGAAAAGTTTGCTGTTGATTATGCTGGAGTTGTTTCAATAAATGGAACTGCTCTATCCGCAATTTATGCGGCAACAGACCAAACAATGTATATCGGCACAACTGGTGTTGCAATAAACAGAAATTCTGCCGCTTTGACTCTCGCTGGAATTACTTTAACAACTCCTGTATTGGGAGTTGCCTCTGCTACTTCTTTGCAGATGGCTAATGATAGTTGGCTTTCGTCTGTAGATAATGCTGGAACTGGTTCTGTAAATATGTTTAAAGTAAACACTTCAGACGAAATAGATGTTGGAGCGACATTTAATATTGGACCAATAGATTTAGCCGAAGATAGTGGAGCAGTTAATCTGGTTAATTTACCAGTCAGCGATGTTCCTGCTGATGAAGTGGTTGAGGGATATGGGTTTAGTGTAGATAGTAATTTAATCATACAAGCATTAGCAAGCGCTGATAGCGCTGGAGGAGTTTATGGCGAGAGGTTAAAGGTTAATGGTTCTATTTTTCTAAATGACGCTCAGATTTTCGTAGATAGTGACGCTACTCCTGATGTAAGAGGATACTCAAATTGGGAGACCAATACTACAGGAGTAACTATTACTGATTTTGATTGGGGCGGTAAGACAATCCCAGAAGGTCAATTACTTGTTATTGTTTCAAAAGGAGCAATAATTTGGGATGTTACTGCATCAGGAATAAAAGGTGGAACAACTGATATAACAACTGCGGCAGGCGATGTAACAACTTTTATTTATGATGGAGCAGATTGGTTAGTTATAGCAAGAATGGATATGTCAGATGATTTAAATTAAAAATTATGAAAATAAAAAGCATATTATTAACAACAGCTTTATTAGTTTTACTTGTTAGTGGAGTTTTTATTGTTAACGCTTTACAAATTGATACTACAAGTGGAATAAAAATTAAAATAGATGCTACTAATCCTATTAAACTTAAAATGACTGCTTGCACTACAGATATGGTTTGGGTTGGCTATGGTTGGGAATGGCAAGGAGTTAGATGGGCGAGTAAAGGAGGTTTTTGCATAGATAAGTATGAAGCATCTAATGGTGGCGGAGCTTATTATGTAGACATCAACGAAGATGGAGACACTGATGACACAGCAGTTAATGTTTACGGTGATGGTACGACCTTTAATGAAACAACAGCAACTGCTAAAGCGGTTTCAGTCTATAATGCTACGCCTTGGGTTTCTATCAATCAGGTTAATGCCAAGGCTGCTTGTTTAGCCGCGGGCAAACATTTGGCGACAAATTATGAAATGCTTTTGGCGGCGAAGGGCACACCTGACCCAGATACTTCTGACCCTGGCGACGACAGCGAAGAATGCAATATTTGGGGGGATTCCAAACCCTCAGTTGCCACTTGGTCGGTTACTAATCAAGCCATTAAAACAGGCACAGCCACTTCTTGCGTTTCAGACGCTGGCGCGTATGATTTAATTGGCAATGTTTGGGAATGGACTGATAATGTCATCAACAATGGGCTTCATCCAGCTACTGGCACGTCTTTGCCAGCGCAGAGTTATATTACTGGTTTAGATGTTTATGGGTTGCCAACCACAACAGGCTCTTCTACTGCTGATTATAATTATGACCATTTTTGGATTAACGCTACTGGTTATC